CGAAAAGAACTTCGACAACACATCCTTGCTTGCGACAAACTTTTCTTTGAGCTTGTCGAGACCGCCGCCGGGAGCCTTGAACACGTCGAACCACTTGAGGATCTTCGTCTTGATGCCGAAGAGGTCCTTAGACCAAATCAGATACAAAATAGCGAGCGCGGCGACGACGGCGAGGATCGGCCACATCGAGGTGAGCATCGTCACCCGTAGGACCTTGAGGAACTTTATGAACTTCCCGCCGACCGCGATCGCCCGCCCGATAATCGGCGCAAGGGTGCCGACCACGAGGAGCAGCGGACCGACCGAAGCGGCGACCAGGCCCACGATCACGATGATCTTGCGCATGCGGTCGCTCAAGCCCTGGAACCTCTCGATGAGCCCTCCGAGGAACGTGACGAGGCGGGTGACGTAGGGGAGGAGCACCTGCCCGATCGAGGCGGCGGCATCTGTGAGCCGCGCCTTGAGGATCTTCATCTGGTTCGCAAGACTGCCGGACGTGTTCGCAAAGTCGCCCTGCGCGTTCGCGCTCTTTTCCGTGATCAGGGCTTGACGGGCGGCGACCTTGCCCGCCTCGGTCACCTCGCCGTTCGCATCGACGAGCCCCATCTCGAGCGCGCGGGCTTCAACCTCCGCCTCGCTGAGCACGATGCCGAACCGCTTGAGCGGCTCGTACTCGCCGAGGAGGCCCGCCCGGATCGCGTCCAACGCCTCGCCGGTCGGGATGTTGTTGAACGACCCGAGGTCCGCGCCGAGCTGCACGATGTCCTGCGACATATCGGCAGCGGCCTCGCCGCTCATCCCCATCGACGTGAAGATATTGCCGAACGTCGATGCGAAGCCGAGGGCTTCGTTCTGTGACAAGCCGAACGCCGTCGCCGAGTCCTCCGACCATGCGATGACCCCGGCGGCGGCGTCGTCGAACACGACGTTGGTTTTGTTGATCGTCTCGTTGAGGTCGGAAGCCGCCCACACCGCCGCGCCAAACCCGGCGACGATCGGCGCGGTGACGTTCGTCGTCAGCGTGGTCCCGATGTCCCGAAGCCGTTGACCGACGCCTTCGAGCTTCTTGCCGACCTCGTCCATCTTCGTGTTGAACCCCGACGTGTCGAGGTCCATCTTGACGCCGAGCGTCGAGATCACGGTCGCCATTAGCGGTACCCTCCGAGCGCGGCGCGGATCTTGTGAGCGAGCTGCTCGGGGGTCGGCTTCGGCTTCTCGTAATACGGCATGAAGTCCACCGGCTCGAACGCCTTCGGCTGCTTCTTCGCGTCGCGGTTCACGTTCGCGATCACCGACGCGACGATGCCGGAGCGCAGATCACCGCGCTCCTCACCCCACGGCTCGAGACCGTAGTACTCCCCCCACTCGAGGTACTCTCGCCACGTCATCCGGTCGAGCATCTCCTCTACCGGCATCCCGAGGGCGAGAGCGAGGCGGAACTGGAACCGGCGGTCGGGCCGGTCCCTTATTTTCCCGCGTCGTCGCCCCCGGTGATGCCGCTCACCTCGGCGACCGCCGTCGCCAGCCGGACGATCGGTCCGACCTCGAGCCCCCGGAGATCGTCCGGTCCCGCGAACAGCGCGGCCCCGTCTTCGGTCACCGTCGCCGCTGCGACCAGGCGGAACGCCGCCTCGATGTTCTGCGAGAGGTCACGGTCGCCGGAAGCGAAGACCTCCGACATCCCCTGCACCTCGCCCGCCGTCAACGGTCGGACCAGCACGTCGCCGCCCCACTCCGGGACGGCGACGGCCTTCGTCTTCGAGCGACGGGTCGCGAAAATAGCCTCACGCGTGAGTAGCGTCACGGGTTACTCCTCTCGCTGGTCACCGACCGGCGAACGTGAACTAGGCCCAGGTCACCGCGCCGGTTACCTGCAGAGTGAGCGCAGCGGACAGCACGCCCTCGACCGGAGCCGAGAGCTCGAACCCGGTGACGTAGGCGGCGAACGCTGCGGTGTCATTCGCCGAGCCGACGCCGGTCGGGAGCACGAGCTGGAAGTTCCGCTTCGTCTTGTCGACCATGTCGTCGTAGAGCGATCCGGAGCCGAACCCCTGGGTCGCGTCGCCCTTGAAGTTGATGTCGAACCCCACCTCGCCCGCCTCGATGATCGTCGGGATGTGCTCGCGCCACCCGGCGGAGTCGTGATTCGTCACGTCCTCGGTCGCGAGGGCGAACGCGAAGCCGGAGATGTCCCGGACCTCGGCGATCGTCGTGAACGTCTCGGTCGGCGAGCCGCCGTTGCCGATCTTGAGCAGCGTCCCGAAGGACGAAAGAGCACCACTGGGCATGTCGTTTTCCTCCTGAGCGGGACGCCCCGCTCTTTCAGTCTATTACGGGAGTGCAATCACCCCGAACTTTACCGCGGTGTTCGACGCTTGCAGATACAGCCGTCCGTCGGTCTGCTGCCATCCGGCGAGCCCGAAGGGGCCGAGGGTGTGGATCGCCCCGGCGGCGATCGACTGGGTCGTGATGTCGCCGGTCCGCCCGTAGGGGTCGGCGACCGACGTGATCGTGTAGGTGTAGGAGCTCGCCCCGGTGTTGTGGACGATGAGGACCTCGCGACCGGTCAGCGCGAACTGCTCGAAGTTGGTCGTGTCCGCCGCCGTCATCGTGACGGCGACCCCGGCGGACGGGTTCGGTCCCGGGCTGTTCGTGCGGGTGAGGGTGACGCGCGGCATGTCTTACTCTCCTGTCTCGAGCGCGGCGATGCGCTCACCAAAGGACGGTTCCTCGACGACGGGCTCGGGCTCCGGCTTGCGCTTCGCCTTCGCCGGCGCGGGATCGGCGACGACCGGCGCGGGCTTCGTCTCGAGACGGTGACGCCACAGGATGTGGTCGCGGGCGGTCTCCTGGTCGCCCGTGTCGAACGCGCAGAGCGGACAGCTGTAGCGGAGCACGCCCCGCCACTCGTGGGTCGTGGGCTCGATCATGGGATAGCCTCCTCCACCGCGTACTCGGTGGTCACGTCGAACGAGAACCCGAACGCGAGCGTATCGACGCCGCCGTAGTTCCCGTCGCCGAACTCGTAACGGATCGCCCCCGACGCTCCGGGCGACCGCGCATCGCCCAGGGCGACGACCGTGCCGCCGAAGCGGTCGCGGATGAAGCTCGCCATCAAGGCCGCCGGGATCGCGTCGGCGAACCCGAGGATGCGCTCGGTGTCGAACTCGAGGTCCTTGCGGGGCCAGTGGATCCGGATGCTGATCGTGTGGACGCCCCACGTCCCCGGGCGAGCGTGCGCCGTGTGCGTGGTCGCGAGGCGGACGGTGCCGCCTTCGGGGTAGGCGACGATTGCGGGCCACGGTCCGTAGACCTGATCGACCGGCGCGTCGTAGGCGGTGCCGAGGAGCGGGAGGGAGCGGACCGTCGCGACGACCTCGCGGATAATGTCAGGAACTGCCACGCTTGTAGGCCTCCTCGAGCTCGTCCGCGAACGTGTAGACGTGCCGCTGGATCATCGGGACCGCCTGCTCGAAGCCCTTGCGGAGGAACGGCTGCTCTTCCGTTCCCTTCTTCGCGATCTTCCACCGGATCGCCGTCACCGCAGCCGACACGTCTTCGGTCTTCTTTGCTTTACTCTTGCGCCGATACCACGCTTCGATAGCGTCTTTGGGCGGAAGCTTCCCCGGACCGCGACCGAACTCGACGAACGGCGCATACTCGACGTTCGTGCCGACCTTGACGTAGGTCGGGACCGGCGTCGTCGTCGCGACTTCTTTGTCGATGCTCCGGCGGAGCGTGTTGGTGTCGACCGGCGTCAGCGGCTTCGCCTTCGCGATGATTTCGTTCCCGGACCGGGTAAGGAACCGTCGAGCCGGACCGGCGGCGGTCTTGCTCTTCAGCTTGCTCTTGAGCTTGTCGAGTCCCTCGATCTCGATCCGGACCTCGAAGTTTTCGCCCACTAGATCGGCTCCAGGATCATGCGGCGGTACGGCGAAAGCATCGCGGCGATGTCGGGATCGACGCGCGGGAGCGTCGCGACGTTGCCGAGGTCTGTCGAGCCAACGATCCCGAACGGCGCGTCGGTGCGCTTGAACAGCCGGATGACCATGAGGATCGTCGCCTCGGTCACCGGCTGCGGGACAGCGGGCCAGCCCCAGACCCCCGCGATGCGGACCCCGCGCCGAAGCACCGGGAACGAGCGCGTCCCCTGCGGAGTGATCGCGAGCGTCGTGTATGGCCAGCTCCGCCCGGCGGCGTTCACCGGCTCGAGCTCGTAGTCGTTCGCCGTCCACACTTCGGTGTAGGTGCGGTTGCCGTCGATGTCGGTCGCGACACTCGTCACCGAGACGAGGTCGTCGATCCACGTCCAGTACGTCCCGGACGGCGTGAAGTAGCGCGTCTCCGTCGTCTGGTCGTATCGCCGGTTCGTCATCTCTTCGACCATGCGAGAGGCGGCGGTGATCAGCGCGGTGATCGTCGCGTCGTCGCGATCGTCCGTCCGCGAGAGCCGGGCCTTTACCTGGGCGAGCGTCGCGTAGTCCGCCATCGGCTAGCCTCCCGTGGTCGTCCGCGACCGGCGACCGGTCGGAGCCGTCACCTGTCGCGTCTGCATCGGCTCGGCAACGTCCCGCGCAGCGACCACCGGCGAGAGGACCCCGGGCGAGTCGCGCTCGAGGAACGCCGCCGTCTCCTCGTCGAGATCGACAACGGTGCCCGCCTCGAGGGAGATGCTCGCCGACTTGTATCGGTGGTTCACGCGGTACTGCATCGGATCTCCCTGGTCATGAAGATCGCGCCGGCGGCGCCACCCGATCCGGGCGCACCGCCGGTGATCTGCACTAGATGCCTTCCACGTCGTAGACGACGTAGACCTGCGCGGCGAGGTCGGCCGTCGTGCCGTCCCAGGTCGCGCTCGACGTGATCTCGCAGCCGATCACCGCACCCGCCGCGAACTCGGCAGCGGTGCGGAGGACCCGGACCGACTTCTCGGTCTCGGTCGCGATCGTCATCGTCGTGTCCGCGTCTTCGGTCCCGCCGAACGTCGCGCCGACGGTGAGCGTGCCCGCCGTCGCGGCAGCCGACAGCGACGCGGCGACGGCGACCACGCGACCGGCCCACGGCGCGACGTAGCCGGTGACGACCATCGACGCCTCGGCCATCGCGACCGGGAGCTGTACGTCGGTCTGCGACGCGGCGACCGCATCCTGTCCGAACGCGAGGGCGACGAGCTGCCCCTTGCTCATATCTCGTGTAATCGTCGGCATATTGCCTCCCTATGCGGAGACCCTAGGGCGACGATATCGTCGCTCCTAGGGCCTCCTAGAGCCTCTAGAGGGCGATGTTGTAGATAACCGCCGCGCACTCGATGCCGGAGGCCGCGCCCGTCGGGGTGA